GTGGATCCACGCGCGACAGAACGCCTACACGCAAGCTTCCATCGGATGTTCTTAGCGTCGTATGTCGAGCAACACGGTCGATTACCGAACCTCATTACTGAGGTTCTGACAAGGGATCACCCAGTTCTCCATGCTTTACGCAACGGGGGCAAGGTTTCGAAGGCCTCGTCAGTCGACGAGCTAATTGCGGTACGGTACAGAAAAACTCTGGACCCCACCGGTGTAACAGCAGAAAACCTGTTATCAGACAAGGCTTTAGGTCTCCCTCGAACGGAGTTAACGGAGGCATGTCGCACCCGCAAGAAAGGTGACTGGAAGAGTCGGAGAGCACTTTACGCCTATCTTCACACAGAAGAGATAAACCTGTATGATTTCTTGCAAGACATCGATTTGAATGGGTTGCCAGAAGAGGTCTGCACCATCGGGGTGACACCAAAGGAGCGGGAGCTCAAAATCAAGCCGAGATTGTTTTCGCTGATCACCAAGGAGCTCAAGTATTACTTCGGAACTACGGAATACTTGCTCGGGAAGCGTATGCTTCGGTACTTTCCTCAGATCACAATGACGGACAGCCTGCAAGACGTTACTAAGAAAGTACAAACAATCGCAACGCAAATGTCAAGACATACGGATAAGGTGACGGTGGTTTTAAATCTGGACTTTGAAAAGTGGAACATGCAGATGCGGAACGCCCACACTAGGGAAATTTTTAGCAGAATCGACGAGTTATTTGGTTTCGGGCAAGTGTTCAGTAGGACTCACGACCTATTCAAGCAATGTCTGTTTTACTGCTTCGACGGTTATAACTGGCCGGAGGTCGACAGAGGAAAGATCCGACTAAATGAGCTCGCTTGGACCGGGCAAGAAGGAGGTGTCGAGGGTCTGAGGCAGAAGGGCTGGACTATTGTAACTGTGTGCGCGGTTGACGCAGCCTGCAGCGAGGAAGGAGTGCCGTTTTCTCTAGTCGGTCAAGGAGATAACCAGGTGTTGGCTTTCCATTTTGACATCGCCGAGCTTGACCCGCTCACCGGAGGCCCGACTGCTCGCGAATACACTCGAATTAAAGAGGCGTTCAAAGTGTTGAAAGAGAAATTGTATGTTTACATGTCGCAAATCGGATTGCCGATCAAAACGGCTGAGTCGTGGTCCTCTTCTCGGGTATTCACATACGGGAAGAATCCTTACTTCGAAGGAGTAGCGAGACCTATGTCAATCAAGAGACTCGCGAGGATGTTGTACGGTAGCAACGACGGGATGCAGTCGATCTATTCTATGGTCGCAGGTATTTTTGCCGCCGGGCAAGGAGCGGCATCGGCGGACTATACGTTTGTAGTAGCTTACATCATGAGTTATATCGAGGCGAGTCGTTGCCTGACGAAGTTGCTGAGATTCCATCCGCTACTAGGAGGAAGCATGCTCACGACCTCTCATCAAGTTCGGAAAGGAGGTCTGCTTTTCAAAACCGTAGTACCCAGCGACGTGGTCAGCCAAGTGCGTCTATTAATGATGGGCCATGTGACGGTGGGGGGGCTCCCGGTAGCGTCTCCCTTGGAGTTCATGAGTCGAGGATTTCCGGACCCACTAAGTGCGTATTTGACGTGGCTAGAACTGGTTAGACCAGAGTTGAGTGCTACCGAGAGGGTAATCGCGGAATGTTGGTCTCGACCAGTGGAGCAACCAGGTACCCCAGAGATGGTGTTGTTGCTAGAAGACCCACTCAGTTTGAACATCATCTCTCCGACGCGCCCTTCGAATGTTCTACGAAGCGCATCGGCAGAGCTACTTGCAAGGCCAGGGCTGGTCCGAAATCAGACACTGAATCAACTCCTAATTGTAGGACGTGATCGCGAACCAATGCT